ACGAGGTAGCCGCCCTTCGCTCTTTGATTGAGTCGAGCGAGAAGGTGACGTTCTCCCAAATCATTCCAAGCACCGCCACCGTCCGCGACCACGACTACATGGTCGACAACGGTTGGTTCACTGACGAAATCTAAACCCAACAGACATGGACTTTATTCTCAACCATTGGGCCGAGTTGGCCCTCGCCATCCTCGGAGCGGCAGGAACCTACACCGCCCTCACCGAGTCAACCAAGGACGACAAGGTGGTGGACGTCTTGAAACGAATTGTGAACGCCATTGTCTTGGGCCGTTCGCGCAAATCCGACGACAAATGATGGACTTCGATTTGGTCGGCTCCTTTTCAGGAATTGCAACCGACGGCTTTCAGGACGTGAACGGCTATATCATGGGCGACAGCACCATCGACTTCGAGGTGCGCGTGGTGCCTTATGGTACCGAGTTTGCCGCCCCTTTGGTGACGAGCGGACAGCCCAACCAGAAAGACGGCATCACCAACGGCACGTTCACAAGCGAAGCCAACGCGACAGCCTCGGCACGTCCAGCCACCACCATTTCCGGACAGGGAAGCGGCGCGACGTTTGTCTACGTCTTCGACGCGAACGGCGACCTCGAAAGCATCCAAGCGGACGGGGCTGGCGACGGCTACTTGGAAGGCGACCACTTGAGCATCACCACGACGGCGGCTCACGGCTCGCAGACCATCAAGTTCCGACTTGTGTTGGGTAGCAACCGAAGCGAGCAAAACGTGTACCTCGTGCATGACCGCGCCCTTCCTCTTGCTTACCCAGTGCGTGAAGCTCGCATCAATGGCACCACGGAGCGAACCATGTTGTACCTCCGCAAACGCTCGTGACCAACTATGAGGCCATTTTGGAGGAGTTCGCAAGGGAAACAACCCTCGCGGCAAAACGCGAGCTTGGTTCGCGACGCATTGGTCGCAATCGCTCGTATGGTGTTGCGACGCGTAAGCTCCAAAGGTCTCTCACGTTTAGCCGTCAAGGCTCTCGTGTTTCGTTCGGTTCTCCGCTTCCTTACGCCGGTTTTGTTCATTGGGGTGTTAACGGCACCAATCGTTCGCACGGTTCGCCGTATTCGTACACGACGAAGCAACCCCCCACCGACGCCATCATGCAGTGGATGCGAAATAAGCCGGTGCGACTGCAAAAAAAGGGAGGCAAGGGCTTCGCGCGTCAAACGCCGTCGGCGCTCAAATCGGCGGCGTATCTCATCGCGCGGGCAATCAAGAGGAACGGCGTCCCGGGGGTGAAATACTGGACGGAAGCCTACGAAACCATGTGGCCGCGCTACGCCCAAAAGATAGCGGAAGCAAAAGCCGAAGACGTGGCCCTAGAGATAGCGGCCAACATCGGAGGCATAACCATCAAAGCGAAGTAACCAATGGCCGTTGCCTTAACAAGTGAGCCGGTTGACGACCTCAACCTCACCAACCAGCACCTCATTTACGCCATGTATGACTCGGCCGAAGTTCCGGACCGTTACATCGTGCAGGTGTACGAGCAGAACTACGCCTTTGGTGGCGACGGCACGCTCATCGCCAAAATCTACATCACACCCAACGAGAACAACAGGGGGGTTTTTGACTTGGGCGATTTGGTAAACAACCGCCTCTCACCGCCGACAACATTGCAGTATCAAAGCGTGAAACGCTTCGCCATGACGGGTTACGCTATTACGGAAAAGGCAGCCAACGACGACATGGTGGCGCGCAAGTATACCCTTCGTGTTGGCAGAATCAAGGACGGCACAGAGACACTAAACCAAGACTCCGCCGTCAAATATCTGATGGGCGGGGCATGGCAGCTCAAAAATGGCAAGCATAAAGATTTGTCGTATTATTACAATAACGTGCTCTCAAACACTAAAAAGGCATGGCTCACGAACCTACGCAACAGGTCGCAGGTCATCGAGCGATATATGGGCGATGAGGACGAGGGGCGCGTGGGCATCGTGGGCACAAGCTTTCTTGGGGTTTCCCCATCGTACATCAACAGGGTCACCATTCAGCTGTTTGAACCCGACGGCACAAGCATCCACACGGAGACGCTTACCGGCGTTTCGTCAAGCGTCTACGCCCCGGCTTCGTTTAGTTGGATTCCGTGCGGCCCAGGCCAACTCCAAGATTTGTTTGGCGCGGATTGGTCAGACGATTGGGGCTACATTGAAATCATCCCGCGCTCTTCAAGCAACACTCAAATCGGCGCAAAGTACGTCGTCCGTAGGGACTGCCGACCCATTAAGCACGAGCCTGTCCAACTGGCATGGACCAACACCGTCGGAGGGTGGGACGGCTTGCGCTTTGATGGGCGTGCTCCGAAGACCATACAAAAGAACGAGAAGCGGTTCCGCAAGGACCCCATCTCTTGGCAATCTACCGCGCCAACATGGAACACTTTTGACCGTCAAAACACAACATTCCACAACGAGGGGCGGCTTCGGTTTACGTTGACGCACGACCAATTCACGGCGGACGAGCGTGAGCTGCTAGAATACTGCATGCGTTCGCGCCTCGTGTACTACCGCTACGGGACAGGGGATTGGTTGCCTTGCGTAGTTGACACCAACTCCCTCGTCATTGAACCGGCAGGGTCGAAAATGTATCGGGTGTCGCTCGTCATTGAAGACGCAAACCCAGTCAGATGTTGAGGCTCAACGTGTCCGACGTTGACCTTGACCTCTACCAAGACGAGGCGGTCAACCTCACCATCCAGTTCTCGGACCTTGAGGGCATCAACAGCCCCGTGGGTTCGTTCTCGCAGACGTTCCGGGTGCCGGGAACGCAAAAGAACATGGACGTCTTTGGTCCCATCAACACGAGCGACCCGGGCGGCGTCAACCTCAAGACCAAGAAAGCGGCCGAGCTGTTTTCGGGTTCGGTGTCCATCCTTCGGGGGTTCGTGCAAGTCAAGGCCGTGTACCTTCAAAAGCAACACTACGCCGACATTGAGCTCGTGTTCTTTGCGGGTGCGGTGGACCTGCGTGCGGAGTTGGCGGGCAAGATGCTTACCGACCTCAACCTCACGAGCTACGACCACACGCTGACTTACGGTAATGTCACGGGCTCTTGGGTGGGGGTAGGCATAGCCCCCGAAATTAGGTACGGCCTCATTGACAAGGGCTTCAATTGGAGCTTTCCAGACAACCCGCCGTGGTCATCGACCGACGGACTTGAACAAGGCGAGCTTACGCCATTCATTCAAGCCAAGGCCATCTTCGACGCCATCATGGACGACGCCGGCTACACCTACGATTCCGACTTTTTTGACACGACCGGCGCGGGCAACTTCGACCGCATCTATCTTCCGGCGTACAACGGCTCACAATCGCCACTCACAGACGACGCGGAGCTGGGGCAAGCGCGGGCGGCCTTGGACGTCGACTACACGTCCAGCTCTTTGAACGTGCTGGGCTTGACGGACGACGCCACGAACGGGGTTGATGAAGGCGACAACTGGCACAACACCTTCCACCGATACACCGCACCATATACCGGCCTATTCACGGTAGAAATCACGTACAGCTACCTAAGGCACAGCTCTGGCCCGACGAACATTTACGTCTACCGAAACGCAAGCGAGGAGTTCCAGCTCGACACCACCGAAACCATTGGGTACAACCGTACCCAAACGCTCGTCATGTTGCTCGTGTCCGGTGACACGGTCGACCTTCGCGGCGAGGCCGACGGGGCCACGGCTGTCATCTACGGCAACGACGTGGTCGGCACTGGCATTCGCACCGACATCACGGTAACACCGTCGCCACCCATGTCAGGGCAGACCGTTCGCATGGCTCGCAATATGCCGGAAATGTCGCAAATCGACTTCGTGGTCGGCCTTCAGCGTATGTTTAACCTTGTGTTCGTGCCAGACAAGAACAGGAAAAACCACCTCCTCATTGAGCCGTATGTCGACTACATCGACGCGGGCAACGAGAAGTCGTGGAACGACCTCATCGACTATGACCACGACATTACCCTCAAGCCCACCACCGACCTACAAAAAGAGCGGTATTCGTGGACGTACTCCCCAGGCTTGGACTTTGTGAGCGACAACATCCAAAAGTCGCTGGACCGCACGTATGGCGCGTACCGCGTCCTTGATGCGGACAACGACTTCGCCACCGGACAAAAGAGCGTCCAAACGCAGTTCGGGCAGTACATGACCTCCGTCATTCCCGGGTCTTCGTTCCCCATTCATCGAAGCATCAAGGCAGACGGAAGCATCATTGAAAACCCGTTGCCCATGTTGGCGTACTGGCATGGCACGTCGACCAATTACGGCGAGTGGTATTTGAGGAACGACAGCCACGCCACCACGGGGCTGTCTTCGTTGTTCCCGTCGTTCTCCAATTACTCTACCGACTTTGCAAGCGTCACCGACAAAGACCTCAACTACGGCATGGAGTCGCCGTTTTTCCCGGTGCAAGTAAACCCGGCCAACACATTGTACTTTGAATACTGGGCCCAATATGTAGCCGAGTTGTACAGCGAGGAGGCCCGCATCATGACACTTCACCTGAAGCTCGACCGCGTAGAGTTGGCCGACTTTGAGTTCTCCGACAAAATTTGGATGCGTGGGGCGCGGTGGCGCGTGCTTCGCATGACGTATGACGCCGCCGTCGAAGGGTTGGTCAGGGTGGAGTGCCTTAAGGTTTTGTCCGACGTGGCCGTGTGTGAAGACACCCCCACCGGCTTCAACGTCAAGGACAACGTGGTCACGTTCAACAACAGCTTCACCGACTACGGTTCGGAAACGTGTTGCGAATTGTACGGATACCAGTGGGTTCGTTTTGAAGAAGGAGGCCTTGGCTACGCCCGTTGCAAACCACGCCCACAAACCACCCAACCCACGTAAGCAAATGCAGAACCCGCGTCATATTATCGAAGCCATCGACCTGCTCGTGGCAACCAAGACACGCAAGCCCTCCCTTTGGTGGGTCGAGCCCTTTGACGTTGTGTTGACCGTTGCTTACCTCGCGGCGTTTGTGTGGCTCATTTATAAAGTGGTCAAATGGCTGTAACCAAGCAACAAGTAATCCTCGAATTCGACGCCGACACGCAAGGCATCAACAAGGGACTCGAACAGACGGAGAAATCCGTCGACGACGTCACTTCGGCCACGTCGGGGCTAACCAACCAGCTCGACAAAATGACCGGGGGAGCCATCACAGGTTTCCGCAAGTTCTCGGGCGGCCTCAAGACGGCCGTGTCGGGCCTCAAAACGTTCAAGGTGGCGCTGGCCGCCACGGGTGTCGGTTTGATTGTGGTGGCGATGGGTACGCTCGTCAGCTACTTCACAAGCACTAAGCGCGGGGCCGAGCAACTCAAAGTCGCCACGGAAGCGTTGGGCGCGGCGTTTGCTGTACTCCGGGACCGCGTGTCAAAGATTGGGGGCGCCTTGGTTAATTTGTTCCGCGACCCTCGCCAAGCAATGGCCGACCTCAAAGACGCGTTTACTGGCATCACTGCCGAAATTGTCGAAGAAACAAAAGCGGCCGGCGAATTGCAGAAACGCATGAACGCCCTCAAGGACGAGGAGCGCGACTTCAATTTGGTCAGGGCCGAAACGAACAAAGCCATCGCTCAAACACGGCTCGCCGTGGAGGACGAGGCCAAGAGCTACGACGAGCGCATCAAAGCCCTTGACACGGCCATCAAGCTCGAACAAGAAACCATCGACGAGCAACTGCGCCTCGCAAAAGAACGGGAGGCCATCATTTCCGCGCAGGTGGAGCAAAGCGAGAGCCTTGAGGAAGACCTGCAACGCCAAGCCGATGCACGGGCCGCTGTCATCGAACTCGAAACCGCATCGCTCCGCACGCAAAAGCGCCTCGAAGGTGAACGCCAGTCCCTCCTCTTGCAACGTCAAGCCGAACAGGACAGGATAGCCGCGGCGGAAGCCAAGCGCATCGAGGACGAACAAAAGGCACGGGAGAAAGAAATCGAGGACGAACGCAAAGCGGCCGAGAAGCGTTTGGAAATTGAGAAAAAGCGACTTGAGGACGAGCAAAAAGCCAAAGAGGCGGCGGAGGAAGCCGACAAGAAACGACGCGCCGAAGCGTTGGCCCAAGAGCAAGCCCTACAACGTCAGCGGTTTGAGTTGACCGTCGGCGCATTGGGTGCCCTGCAAGCCCTCAACAATGCGTTCAGCAAGCGCGATGAGGAGAGCGCCAAGAAAGCCTTTGAACGGAACAAGGCGTTGAGCCTTGCAACGGCCACGGTGAACACGGCCCAAGCCGTTGTCAATGCCCTCACGGCCGGGGGTAACCCCATCAAGTTGGCAACGGGTGCCCAATTTGTCGAGGCCGGCATCGCGGCCGCCACGGGTTTGGCGCAAATCGCGACCATATCACGCACCCAATTCCAAGGCGGTGGGGGTGTGGACGGCGCAGTGCCGCAACCACAGGCACCGGGAGCCGGTGAGCAGTTTGGCGGCAATGCCTTCGGAGGCGCTCCCCAACTTGACCTCGGGTTCTTGGGTGAAGGTGCCCAAGGTGGGCCCATTCAAGCCTACGTCATCGCGCAAAACGTGAGCAACGCACAACAAGCAAATCAACAGGTCCAAGACCAAGCAACACTCGGAGGATGAAAATCGTGGAACTAATTATTGACGAGGAGGCCGAGGTGTTCGGCATCGAAGCAATCTCGCTCGTGGACCGTCCCGCTATCGAGCTGGACTTCGTGGCATTGAAAGACCAAAAGGTCACCTTTGCGGAGGTCGACAACGACAAGCGTATCCTCATGGGGCCCGCTCTTGTCCCCGACAAGCCCATTTACCGCAAGAACGCCGAGGGCGAGTTTTACGTGTACTTCTCAAAGGACACCGTTCGCCGTGCGGCCGAGCTCTACCTTCAACAAGGCCGCCAAACGGCCCACACCTTAGAGCACGAGCACGCCATCAACGGCCTCACCGTGGTCGAGTCGTGGCTCGTGGAGGACAAAGACAAGGACAAGTCGGCGGTTTACGACCTCGACGTTCCCGTTGGTACGTGGATGGTTGCCGTCAAAGTGGAGAACGAAGCAATTTGGCAAGACTGGGTCAAAGAGGGCAAGGTCAAGGGCTTCTCGATTGAGGGCTACTTCGCCGACAAGATGCAAAAGCAAGAGGAAGAGACCGCGATGGGCTACGACGTGGTCGACGCGGTTTTGAACGTCTTGGAACTTGAAACGTATTCGGACTACCCGGACGCGGTGGTGAACAACGCCAAGCGCGGCATCGAGCTCAACGAGAAGGAGGGCAACAAATGCGCCACGCAGACGGGCAAGGTGCGCGCTCAACAACTCGCCAAGCGCCAACCCTTGAGCCGTGAAACGGTGAAACGTATGGCTTCCTATTTGGCGCGTGCCGAAGTTTACTACGACAACGGCGACCCGAGCGAGTGCGGGTACATTTCGTACCTCTTGTGGGGTGGCAAAGCGGGCAAGCGATGGGCCGACGCGAAGGTCCGTGAGTTCGAGACGTTGTCCGAGCTTGAGAAGGTCGCGGTGCAAATCATGGCCGACAACGAAAAAAAATCAGGGGGCGCGTAAGCATTCGCCTCCCTTATCCGTCTAATACAAAACGCACACCCATGAACATCCAACAACGCGTGCAGGACATCCTCAACAAATTCGACGTCAACTTGACCGTCACTGAGGAGAAAAGCACCGAACTGGCCGAGGTGACCCTTGAAAACGGCACCGTGGTCTACACCGACGACGAGTTCGTCGTTGGAGCCGAAGCCTACATCATCAATGACGAGGGCGAACGCATCTCCGTCCCCGCTGGCGACTACGAACTCAACGACGGCCGTTTGTTGGTCATCGGTGAGGGTGGTGCCATTGAAGAAATCAAAGGCGCCGAGGAACCAGCCGACGAGCCCGTGGCCGAGGAGGCCGAAGCGGAGCGCGTTGAGCAGAGCGCCGACGAGCCCGAAGCCACCGACGAGGTGACCGAGGAAGCGACCGAAGAACTCGAAGTCGAGGTTGAACTTGAAGACGAGGACGAGGAAAAAATGTACGTCACCCGCGACGAGGTCGAGGAGATGATTCGCGCCGCGTTTGAAGCCCTCAAGGAAGACGACAAGGACGAAATGTCCGACGTCAACCCCGAGGCACCCAAAGAAGAACCTAAAGCGGAGGAAGCCCCCGAGGCCGACCCCGTAGCCGAGGAACTGGCCGCCGTGAAGGCCGAGCTTTCAGAGATGAAAGACGAAGCCGTTCCCATGCTCAAGCACGCCACCCCAACGGCGCAACCTGAGCACCTTGATTTGTCGAAACTTTCACTTACGGAGCGCGTCGCCGCCCTCCATTCTAAATTCTCTCAGAAATGAGCCTTTACAAATTCGCCAACGCGTCCATCGCCGTTGGAACCTACGCAGGTGAGGCGGCCCGTCCATACGTGGCGGCGGCCATCCTGTCCGCTGACACAATCGCGAACAACTACGTGAGCGTGTTGCAAAATGTCCACAGCAAAGCCGTCCTCCGGAAGTTCTCCGGCGCCGCCATTCAGGCGAACGACGACTGCGCTTTCTCTACACCATCCGCCGGTCAGTTGACCTTGGGTGAGTCCGTGCTTGAAGCTACCGCCTTGAAGGTGAACGAGCAGGTGTGTAACGAAGACCTCCGCGCTACTTGGGAGGGTGCTTTGATGAGCGGCCAAAACTCCGCCGCCCCCGCCGACTTCACTACCTACGTGGCCCAATACGTCGCCGCCAAGGTTGCCGAAAGCATCGAGGGCAACTTGTGGCAGGGTAACTACGACGCCGACGGCTCGGGTGCCGGTTCTGCCGCTTACTCCAGCTTCGACGGCTTGTGCGAAGTCATCAAGGACGCCGCCGCTTCACTCGGTTACAACGGAACCGCCGCCGGCGCTTTCACCGCTGACGCCGACGGAACTACCGGTATCTTGACCCACTTGGACGCCGCCATCAACAGCGCACCAAGCGAAGTGCAGAGCGACAACGGTTCGGTCATCTACATGAGCCGGAAGTCGTTGTTCTTGCTCCAGCGCGCAATGGCCGGACTCGGAACTACCACCATCTCTCCGGTGTTTGTCGGTTCAGAGCGTCCATTGACATACCTCGGCTTCAGCATCGTCGCCCCCGCAGGTATGCCAAACGACACCATCGTCTTCTGCAACCCGAACCAGTTGTACTTCGGTACCGACTTGCTGACCGACCACATCAACGCAAGCATTTTGAACCTGCGTGACGTGACCGGTGACGACGTGACTCGCGTCATCATGCAGTTCAGCGGAGGTTCGCAGATTGTGGACGCTGGGTCCATCTCTGCCGTCCGCCGCACGTCGTAAGATTAACCCGAAGAACGCGGGGGAGCAAACGGGCTCCCCTGCATCTTCTCAACCTCTGAAATCATGGCTTGTAGCCTTACATTGACAGGACGGTCTTTACCTTGCCGCGACGCCCTCGGAGGTGTGAAAAAGGTTTGGATGGCCGCATTTTCGGACGGCCTTTGGGATGCGGTTGCTTCGGGCGAAATCCCTGACAGCGCCGCCGCTTTGACTTTGCGCGACTACGTGTCCCCAAAGAACACGTCAAGCCTCACGCAAACCGTGAACGCATCGGTGGAGAACGGGACGGTCTTCTACTCGCAGGTGTTGAGCTTGGTGGTGAACAAGCCCGTGGCGGCTGACATCACTGAAATCCAAAACCTCGCCAAGGGACGCCTCGCCATCGTGGTGCAGGACTTGAATGACAACTACTTCGTCATGGGCCACATCCGTGGCGCTGAATTGACCGGGGGAAGCATCGCGACAGGTACCGCCATCGGCGACTTGAACGGTTTCACTTTGGAGTTCACAGCCGAGGAAGCCATCCCGGCTCCATTCCTTGACGAAGACGGCGCCAACTTGACCTTCGAAGTCACAACGTAATAAACACCGGGCCAAAGCCTTGGGACCGTTTATAGTTACAAAAGGAGGGGGAGGGCGTTGGCTCTCCCCTTTTTTGATACTACTATGATACACCTCACACCAAACGATGGCAACCAGACCTTCTCGGTCAGTCCGTACCAACAACGGAAGTATCTGCCCATGCCCGGCTTCACACCGATTGGAACGTTTGTCAATTACCTCATCCAATTCAAGGAAATTGCAACGGGCAAGACGTGGGTGGTCGAACCGATTGTGTCCACGGACAACGAACGGGAAACAATCATGCAGGTGAGAACGGACAGCGACTTCCCTCTTTTAGGGGCGGCTGTTATCCCAAACTCCGGGCTTTACACGTACACGATTTACGCCAATTATTTTGGCGACAACCTTGACGTCACCGACGTCTTGAAAATTGGCGGAGTGCTTGAAACGGGCGTAGCGCGATTCGCCGCCGAGGCCGCATGGACAACGCCCGACATTTCTATCCCTGACAACGTCGTATATTACGAGTGATGGATTTACTACAACTCAAAGAATACCAAGCCAAAAGCTACGCGGAGTTCGCGAGCCGTGAAGGCTGGATGAATTACGGGGACGACAATATGTTCCCGCAATACCTCATCGACCTCTACCACTCAAGCGCCACCCACAACGCCCTCTGCACGTCCATCGCTTACATGATATTTGGCGACGGGGTGCAAGCCGACACCCTTGAGGCTCGGTTGAAGTTGGAGGAGTGGGGTTTGGACGACGAGATTCGCAAGGCGTGCCTTGACCTTAAAATCCAAGGCGGATTCGCGTTGGAGATTGCGTACAACCTCGGGCGCACTTCCATCAAAAAGGTGAAGCACTGCCCGTTTGAGCGCATCCGGTCGGCCGAGGTCAACGACGACGAGAAGGTCGAATTTTACTACTACTCGGAGGACTGGAGCAACAAGCAAATCGAGCCCGTGAAGGTGCGGTGCTTTAACCCCGAAGACAAGAAAGAGTTCCCGCATCAAATCTTATACGTCAAGCCGTTCTCTCCCGGCTCCTACTACTACCCCAAGCCCGACTACGTGGGGTCCATCAACTACATCGAGCTCGACAAGGAAATCGGGACGTACCATATCAACAACATCAAGAACGGCCTTGCCCCTTCGTTCACCATCCATTTCAAGAACGGGGTGCCGTCACAGGAGGAGCGCCACAAAATCCGCAACGACATTGAGCGCCAACTTGGAGGGGCCACGAACGCCGGCAAGTTCATCGTCACCTACTCGGACCAACCCGACAGGAAGCCCGACTTTGAGCCGTTCCCTTTGAGCGATGCGGACAATCAATACCAGTTCCTCTCGACCGACGTGTCGGACAACATCATGGTTCGCCACCGCGCGGTAAGCTCGGATA